TCCATGCGTGAATCACGCGCAGCGGCATCCGGGTCGGCGACAAACAGTTCGATAGCCACCTGGTGCTGCCAGTGGTAGGTCAGCGGTGAGAGCGTCACCTCCGGCTCACCCATCTCACCGTCGCGCAGGATGGCCATGGCTTGATCTGACACGCGCTCAGGCAACGCGGCGTTGCGTTTGACCGTAGCCCCGAGGGACAACTGACCCAGCACGGCGAAGAGTGCGCCGATCGCGTTTTCTCGTTGGCTCATGACGGTGCCCCTTTGCGGTCGGCTTCATCGAAACGGTTGGCGATGCGGTTAGCCAGAGTGCTGATCCAACGGCTTGAACTGCTGTCGATGTCGAATTTCTTCTTCAAAGTCACTTGGGGTACCAGCAGGAACATCGGGACTGTGACCAGCCCTCGACCAGCCGCTTGGGCCTTTTGCGAGGCGGCGGAAAAGCCACCGCGTTGGCCTTGGCGGGCGCGCTGGTTTTCTGCGATGAGCAGCGACGGTTTGCCCCGGCGGTAGACGAAGCGCAGGCGCTGGCCACGCATCCGCTCCCAGAGACCTGGCGTCATGCGCTTGCCGCGCGGGCCTTTGCCGGCAGCGGGTAGCGGAATCGCCAGCCAGAAGCCGTCTTTGGAGCGGATAGTCGCGCCCTGGTCATGTGCGCCGACGATGACGGGTGCTCGGCTGTAAACAAGGCCCGCTGCCTTGATGCTCATCTGACCCTTGGGATAGACCTCGCCGCGCCAGGTGTTGGCCAGGAGCTGACCCAGGCCCGCACCCGTGATCTGGCTGCGCAGCTCGGTCTTGAGGCCATCGGTGGCCTCACGGATGGAATGGGTGACAGCCTGTTCGGCAATGCGCATTTCATCGGCCAACATCTGATCCAGATTGCCGGTGAGTGCCGCCATGAGCTTCACAGCGGCGCTCCCGTGAGCGTCCAGATCAAGCGATCTCGGTCGGCCAATGGCTCACCCACTATCTGGTAGGTCTGGCCAGCAAGCGTGAAGCGCTCGCCCTCACGGGGAGAGACCACGTCGCGGACCATCACATCGAAACGGCGGGTGGCCAGTGCCAACCGGGTGTCACCGAAAGACTCGACGACATCGGCCTGCTTGGCGATGAAGCGGGTGGCAATCTCACGACCATCGGCCAGCCGATAGGTGCCGAGCACCCCCAGCCTGGCGAAAAGACGCGAGACTGCCCGCTCAAACGCAACTTGCATCGGATTAGGCGGTCAACTTGATCAGCACGCCCGGGCGGTGGCACATGGGCAGCGGGTTGCTCTGGGTGTGCAGGTCAGTGCCACGGTCAAACTGGCGCGGCGCCTGCTTGGCGTACAGCGACTGGCCCAGCGTGTTGACCGTCTCGTTGAAGTCGGCCGGAGCAAAGTAGGTGCCGAAGGTGTCCACTGTGCCCAGCGGAAAAGCGTGGGCTTCACCAGCCGCAATGAATCGGCGGGTACCGAGTTCCCCGTTGGCCTGCAGGTAAGCGGCTTGGCCCCGGTATTCCTCGAAGGTGACCCCGGCGTAGGTGAAGCCCGAACGCACGTCGTTGATCAGCACTGCGCCTTGCTGCCAGTTGGTGTACGCGGTCTTGACTTCCTTATGGGTGGTCAGTGCCCGGAAGAATTCGGGCGAGCACAGCACATGCACCCCGGTCATGAATTCACCCTGCAGGGCGTCCTCGATCTTGGTGAGCAGGTCATAGCAGTGGCCCTTAACCTCGCTGTTGGCATTGGCCAGATCGAAGTTGACCGACTGCGGCGTGATCTGGAATTCGTTGAACAAGTTACTGATCACGCTGCCATCGGCGTCCAGGATTTCACCCTTCAACGCGCCCATGCGCAGGTGCTCGAGCGTGATGGCGTGTTTGTTGCGCATGGTCTCCAGGTGCCGCGCCAGCACGCCGGAGATGGCTTCCATTTCGGTTTCCGATCCGAAAGCACGGATGCCCTGGACTTCCTCGGGTAGCACCACATCGTCGTGCGGGATATGGGGAATGACGAAGGATCGCAGCTTGCGCTTGCCACGCTCACCCACGGTGCCGGGTGAGCCAGGCGGCTTGGTGGGCAGCAGGTTCAGGCGACCGGCGTACTCCTCCACGATGATCTGGCGGGTGCGCACGGGTTTGGCCGGAAACAGGTTCAAGGCTTCCAGGCGGCCGTAGCGGTTGGGGATGAGGTTTATGGCGGCGGTCAGGCTGGCCATCGAGAAACCAGGGTTCAAAAACGGGTTGTTCATTCGGATCTCCAGAAATGACGAAACCCGCGCAAGCCAGATGGCCAGGCGGATTCGGGGATGAAAGACGGGTAGGTTTAGGACGTGGATCAGGTGGAGTCACGCACCAGCACACCGCGCTCGGCCAGTTGCTGTTCGTAGCCCGCGCGCTGGGCACCGGTGAGCGCGATCGGCCAGACCAGCGCGGTCTTAGCAACGATGGCGTGGCGGGCGATCAGGATGGCGTCGCTGCGGTCGGCGTTGGTGGCATCGATCGCATTGGCGAGCACCCCAATGGCTGCCTCGGTGCCGTCGGTGGCGGCGGGGTCGATGGCGTAGTGCTTGCCATCGCCGATATTGCGGCCCAGCACCGTGCCCAAGGGCAGGTTCTGGCCAGCGGCGATGGTGGCGACGTCACGCGAATAGCGGTTGGGGGCTTCGTACTTCAAGAGATCGCCGAGGTTGTTTTGTTCGGTGATGGGGGTCATGGTCTATTCCTTTCTCAGGCGGTGGCAGTGAGTTTCTTCACGGCGGCCACAATGGGTGAGGCCTCCGGGCGATCAAGGTTTTGGGTACCGGCATCCACAGTGATGGTCGAGCGGATGTCATCGGCATCAGACCGTGCCGCACGGGCGTCGATCAAGACGCGCCGGACATCGGCCTCGGTCTTGCCAGCAGCGATGAACTCGGCCGCGCGGTCGGGGTAACCGGCCAGCAAGCAAACCTCGGCAATCGCCTGGGTAGCCTGGGTCACTTCGCGACGGGCTTCAGCCACCAGCACGGCGGCTTCGTCAGTGCTGATGGTGTCGACGGTCTCGATCACTTTTTCTTCTTCGTTCATGGTCATTTCCTTCTTCAAGGGTGCCGCCTCAGCACGGATGACGCCCCGCACCTGAGACGGCGAATGGTTACGGGCGTTAATGAATCGATGGAATTCGGCAAGGGTGGCGTCCAGCGTCTGGACACCATCAGCGAGCCCTTGGGCCACGGCATTGGTGCCGAAGTACAACCCAGCCTCGGTCGCTCGCACAGCGTCCAGATCCATGCCGCGCATGGCGGCCACGTGATCGGTGAAGATGGCGTAAAGCCGATCCACCTCACCTTGTAGCTCCGTCTTGGCAGCATCCGACAAAGGCTCGTGTGGCGAGTAGTCGTTCTTGTGAGCGCCCGCCGTGATGGCGGTGAAACGATAGCCTTCCTGGGCATCTTTGACCGACTGGTCGACATGCAGGGCGATGACGCCGATGGAGCCAACCCCACCCGTCTCGGTCACGAACAGGCGCTGGGCACTGGCGGCAATCGCATAGGCCGCTGAATACGCGGCGTCGTTGGCCACCGCCCAGACGGGTTTGACCGCAGCCACCTCGCGCACGCGGCGCGCCAACTCGAAGCTGCCCGAGGCTTCGCCGCCCGGGGAGTCGATATCGAGCAAGATGCCGCTGACCTGCGGGTCGACCAGTGCTGCATCCAGCATGGCACTGATCTCGCCGTAGGAGGTCAAGCCCGAGGCCGCTTCCATACCCAGCGAGCGCTTGACCAGCGAGCCGTGGATCGGAATCACGGCAATGCCCTCGGGTGCTGTGGCTGCCGCAGGCCGTTGGTACACCGCCATGTCCATGGCTGGCATGGCCGGCATGTCAACCATGCCGATGCGCTGGCCGACCACGGAAAGGATCACATCCAGCTTGGGGCGGTGAATCAGCAGGGGCGTCCCGAACAGGCGGGAAGCAAGGTAAGTCATGGTTGGGGGTCCTGGTTGTTGGGCTGCGCTGCCTCCAGGTCACTGGTCTGTAGATCCTTGGGCTGCACGTCCGGGGCTTCGGTGGGCGGTGCAGCGAGTACCTGGTCATGCCGGGCATCGGAGTCAAAGACCAAACCCAGAGCATCCGCCCGGGCGTTGTCCGCTGCGATCTCGCGGTCCACGTCCTCGGCGTCGTAGCCATTGCCGGAGATGGCTTCAGACCGGCTCATGAGGCCCGCGCGGATCGCCAGCTTCATGGCGTTGAATTCCTTCTGCGGATCGACCCAGCTCCAACCCTGCGGAATCCACTTGGCGGCCAGGTATTCCCGTTTGCGTCCGACGAAGCCCGGGAGATCGAGTGCACCTTC